GTGCTCACCAGATGTATAATTAAGAACTCTATCATAGGGCATATAAGTAGTAGCAGTACGGTTAAAAGATGCGTCCTCCATATGTACGAAAACCAATATATATATATCATTATTTGTAGGTGACTGTAACTTAGTAAATGGTGAAACAGTAATAAAACCATTGCAGGCCGCTGACAACACTGCATTCGGAGTTAAACTGGTTCCTATAAGAGTATTATAGCAGTCACTATCGGACAAATTGTTAGCCCATGGTCTCTGCATATTCCACCCTACACAAAAGCTAATTTTTTGCGTTTCCTGGATATCCCAGACATAGTCATATTGTCTATTTAGGGTTTGAGCAGCATTAATGCTACTATAATGCAAAATGTTGGGATCGTAAGAAACCAACAATTTACCTCTATGAAAAGATGATGTAACCACTTCCAACGTCACAACAATATTTCCATGCCATTTGGCAAAGGGAGCAGAGGCAAAGGACATCGGAGTAGGAACGACATTCTTGACACCGGATACACCACCAGTGCTTCCAACTGTCAAACGTGGGTGCAGAAATATAGAAAAAATAGGAGCCAAAGGATTTGTCGCAGCTTGCCATGAAAACGTAGTTAAAAAGCCTTTCCGAGCAGCAATAGATCTTAAAAGAAGCTCATCCTTATCAACTGATACATAATCTGTTGATATGGCAACTTCCTGCTTAGGGTCCCAAGTAATTCTCTTGCCAGTGTCATATTGAATCATACTGGCCCCAGACTGAAATGGCTCATTCTTAACGCGTATTGGCTTGGAGTTTATAACAGGTGCAGACCACCCCAGTAAACTAGCCATACCGCGTATACCACTAAATAACAAAGAACTAGCTTTTGCATAAAGAGAAATGACAGGTACATTCTCAGCCGCCTTAGAGATTTTCAAAGCAGTAGATGCCATCTTCTCCACAGGGCCAACCACTCTTTCGTCAGACTGAGTAGTAATAGCCATAAGGGAGCCAGTTGGAACACCAATTTCAACATCTTCTAAACTAGCATATATATATACACTAACATTTGATGAAGACGCTGATACATTGGTGATTGGAGTAAGTGTAGTAATATAAACTCTCCACGCCTTAGTAAGATCCGCAATAGATGTTCCAGCTGCAAGTGAACTAGTGGATTGATTATAAAGCCTAGCCACAGGAGCAGGGCCAGTCCATGGGAGCACTAAATCAACTGGTTTATTCTCTTTCACATCAATAATAGTGGAGTATTTGCCTTGGGACATATATTGATTCAAAGGAAATACATCAGTAGCTGCCCTAGCTACAAGAGTGGTAAGAGTTGGATTTTCAGAATGCCATGGATACGCAGATACCATAAGCCTACCAGCATCAAAAGGAGTTCCAGATACTGAAATATGTACCCTAATTTTAGCTCTAATGAAAGCAAAATTTCTCAATTTGGAACGGACCGTAGGATCACTAGTATATAAATCAAATACATCATAAGCCGCAAGTGAATTTGCATTTCCTGCAGCAATACTATATCCACCAATGGGAACGGGGCGTCTAAAGAAATCATTTAAATCAGTGGATGACTTTATAAAATTGACCGTAGGAGAATCAGATACATCTATATCTTTAGTTTCATATCCAACTATTTCCTTCAAATTAATTCTATTAGTTTCCGAGGAATCTATGATGCCAGCTGATGCTGTGCCAGGAACTTCTGCGGACTGGTAATCCATAGACGCAGACCTGTATGTTCCACCAGATAAAAAAGACATATAGTCATCCAAAGCAGATTCGTATCTAGATCTCTTCTCCAACCAATCATCAACGTCCTTCCTAAATAACGGATTGGTTGCATAAGCAGGTATCATCTTGTATTCATATGGTTTCAATTCTGGAATTGGGCACTTGGCATCATCCCATTCCTTCTTCAATCGCAACATAAACGTTCGTTTATTTTCCTTAATCTTAACTTCTTCAGTTGGTCAAATTAAGCATAAAAGCTGACCTGGGCCAATATGCTGTTGGTCTCATCTATTATAGTCCGGATGCTAACGACGGTTCCAGGTGAAAAGCGATCTATACACATAATTGACCAAATTGTGGATAGTCGTAACCAATATCACAAGTGTTGTCTCACTGCCATACAACAATATTATAGGCACACAGGACATTGTTTAATTGCTCGCGTCCAACGAGCAAAGCCATCTATAAAGATATTATATCGGATATCTTCTCCTCATTTAAAATGCGGTCAGAAATATCGATATGGAAAGTATTTATTAGTTGGGATACATATACATTCCTAATATCTTGAAAAGAAACAAAATCGGAAACAAGACTCCAAATATACCATTCCACAATCGCACTATTGGCAACTGAAACCATATGTTCCAATTCAGAAACTGAGTTCGTTCTCACACTCAAGCTAGACATTTTATATATACTATTCACATCAAGAACAGCTAGCCATCGATTCAAATGTTTGGAATATCTAAATTGTCTCTTAAGAAACGATACCTCATCTCGGGAAATGAAAGGAGTCATAACTCCTTCCTTAGAGGATGGAGTCAATGTCATACCATTCTCACTATATGCCTTAGATAAGGTTAAATTATTAAGAATTCCAGCTACTATTCTGGCAACCGAAGCACTCTGATCATCGCCATAAAAAGCAGGTGAAACACATGACCTAAATGTTAGAGCCTTGGGTATTTTTTCCTGCTTCTTTGCTCTGACAAAAACATAATAATACATCAAAGCAACGATAACACAGTTTAGTTCAGCTGTCCCAAGCATTCCAGACGGAGTTATTGGTTTGGAAAATAAGTCGCCATCAAGCAAGAAATTGGTAAATAGCAAGTCGGTGAGAACACAAGACAAATATTTAAGAGCTTGTTCATTATATCCATAACGCTTACAGATATCATATATAATATTATACGCGTATACACGTGCATTAAAAGAAACGGTGATGTCAAATTTTTTAACATCAGCTTCTAAATTGTACTCAAATTTGGATAAACGTTCCCATAATTTGTCCGATTCCTTAAACATGTTCACACCAACCATGGAATAGAACGCATCTGTAGATTGAATCAAACACATAATAGGCCAGAGGAACATCTTTGTAACAATTAGGTGGGGCAGATCATGAACATAAAATAAACGTGTATTGCCAGTTTGGCATTTGGGAAGAGGAAGTGGCTCATCTTTCAAACTCACGGAAAAAACAGTGCCAGAGGATTCATCTTGGTCATATTTATTAAATATTTTCTTGATTTCACCAGTGAGGTCAGAAGAAATATTTCTAAAGCTCCCATCACCACTATCATCTGGTAAATGATCCTTCTTTTTACCGCCAAGAGAAACACCGGCAGCAGTAGAAACGTTGATACGTTTACAAAAATCATTGTCTAGGCTGCCATTAACACAAGCCTCAAGTGGGAGTGGGTGTAGCTCTATGGGAGTACCCTCCGACTCCAAACTAGAACAAATATCTTTGTAATACTCATCAGAGGCATCCTTAAATTCAGAAGAGTTCCTCATGTCAGTAGGATAGTTAAAACATTCTAAAGCGTTATTTTGTGGGGAAACATATTTGCCATTATATAAACCAGGTTTCAACATAGGAGCACCAAAGCTCTTAGTCTGAGGCATTCCCGATAATTTTTCCAGGTCACGCGTTATATTAGCAAAACAATTTGAATATACATCGCTTTTTCTATCCACACATGCTTTACCTACAGTGCCATAATATTCAATAGCTTGAAGGGGTATATGGTAGAAGGGCGACTTCTTATTGATATGAGTAGAATTATATTCTAAATCACTCTTAGATGCTATTGGAAACAAACTTGACTTATTTTGCAGACACTTCAAACCATCCTCAATTTCTTTTCTTAACAGTGGAACTGAGAATCCCCATTGGTCATCTTTCGTTCCAGCAAAGTGAAATCCAAGTATGGCACATCCTTTTCCTATTTGTGCAACTAGAGCATTACCACACTTGCCATATCCTGAATATCCATGATATACATACGCGCCTTGAACAACATCACCTCCTACTGTGAACTGACCTTTATCAAACTTATAAGCTACTTCTTCTCCTCCGACTCGCCCACATCCCATGGCACTCACGTTTATGGACATATGTTTAGTAAGGTCCTTGAATTGCCTGGCAACATGGACAAGTGTGAGGTCCTTACCAATATCAACGTATCTACCTTCATCAATGGAGACATCAAACTCCACAGATTTTTGTGTATATGAATCAACTGAAGAACCCGTGATTCTGTATTTTCCTTCTCTGCATTGTTTATGCATATGCGTATTTATGAGAGCCACATTTCCCTTTACTCCCAATATATGTGAAACTTTTTCAGTACCTCTGTCTGTACGTGCAAAGACCATGTAGATATGGGCTTGTACACAATCAGTAAAACTATTTAAATCCTGACTAAATGGGTATTTGACAGGGTGCACAATATTCCATCCTTCAGGATCTTGGTGAGTTTTGGTCATTTTGCGGGGCAATTTGACTGAAACTCTCTCTTGAATTTCTTTCAATGTGGTATCTGAATAGTCTTGATATTCCACTTTTTCACTAGATAGGAATTTCTTATATAAAGTACACAATCCATAACCAACC